ACTTATTTAGGAGGACATTATGGAAAACACAGGATTTGAAGCAATGGGAAAAGAAGTTATGGATTGGGACGCTAAGTTGGTAGAAGAGGAAAGCGGCGGACAGTCACTTTTCCGTTTATTACCGGAAGGCGAATATGATTTTGAAATCGAAGATTTGGAAAAGCAGTATGCAAAAAGCGGCGCTCCCATGATTTTACTTAAATTGATTATTTTACCGGAAAATGGACAGAAAGCACGGGTTGACGACCGGCTTGTTTTGACACCGAATTCACGTTGGAAATTGAATCAGTTTTTCAAAGCTATCGGACAATTTGAGGATGCCGTAAAAAATGGAATGAATTGGGATAAGGCCGTGTACGGCAAAGGGCGGTTAATCTTAGGACACCGCACATATGACGGGAAAGAATACAATCAGGTCAAGGCATATGTGATTCCGTCTGTTCCGGCGGTAGAAAAGGGGAAGAATACAGGGTGGTAAAACAAGGTGGAAAAATTCAACTTAGTTCCCTTATTGAATTTCATTCATCCTGATACTTCGTATGAAACATGGGTAAATGTCGGGATGGCTCTCAAGTATGAGGGCTATCCCCTCTCTATATGGGAAGAATGGAGTCGTAAAGGCAGCAAGTTCCATGAGGGCGAATGCAAGAGTAAGTGGAAGTCATTCGGGCATCAAGACGGTAGACCTGTCACGGGCGCAACGATTACGCAACTTGCAAAATCAAACGGCTGGAACGGTAGCGAGGCCTTGG